ACAGTGGAAAATAGTTTAACCAAAGAACAAAAGGAAGAGATTATAAAAAAGTTTCATACTATGGTTCTTGATTTAATTGAGAAATATGATTCGCCTGAAACTGTATATCTTATGGCAAGAGCATTATCTATTACAGCTATAATGAAAGCTGAAAAGGAATACTATGGTTTTCTTACAATGCAAAACGCATTAAATGATACTGCTCAAGAACTTATTGCATTGAGTATGGGTGAACCACCTACTCAGGGTGATGAAATATTTCAGCCAGTAATGGGTAAAGATAAAGAAACAATACACTAGGGGTTTATATGGGAAAAATAATTGAACTTTGTTTAGCAATATTTTCAGTTGCTTTATTTTATTTAACTATAATTTTTTAAGGGGTTTAAATGTTAAAGATGGAAAGTAAATTTTTAAGACATGAAGCATGTCCAAAATGTGGAAGTAAAAATAATCTAGCACGATACACTGATGGTCATGCACATTGTTTTACACCTGACTGTGGATATTATGAAAAAGCTGAAGGAGTAGCAACACCAATGAATAATACTATGAATAATGATTTGTATGTTGGTCAAACAACATCACTAAAAGATAGGGGTATATCTCAGGAAACTGCCAGTAAGTATGGAGTAACAACTCTGACTAACAATGGTATGATAACCAAACATGTTTATCCTTATTTTAGTTCAGATAAAAAACATGTAGCAAATAAGATTAGAACTTTACCAAAAGAGTTTACTGCTCAAGGTAACTTTGGATTGTCACAATTATTTGGTCAACAGTTATTTAGTGGTGGTCAAAAGTACATCACTATATGTGAGGGTGAGTGTGATGCCATGTCTACTTATGAAATGATGGGGTCTAAATGGGCATCAGTATCAATCAAGAATGGGGTTCAATCAGCAGTAAGAGATTGTAAACAGAACTTTGAATACCTAGATAGTTTTGAAAATATAATTATTTGTTTTGATAATGACGATATAGGTAAGGCAACTGCAAATAAAGTAGCTGAAATATTTTCACCTAACAAATGTAAGATTGTTAATATGGAATTAAAAGATGCTAATGAATATCTCAGAGCAGGGCAAAGACAAAAGTTTGTTCAATGTTGGTGGAATGCAAAGTCACATACACCTGAAGGTATACTTAGAGTATCAGATATAAGAGACAATCTTTGGAAAAAGAAAGATAGAAAGACTTGTCCCTATCCCTTTGATGGACTAAATGAAAAGCTTTATGGTGCAAGGACTGGAGAACTTGTAACGATTACTTCAGGAACTGGTATGGGTAAGTCATCATTCATGCGAGAACTAGTATATCATTTTTGGAAAACAACTAAAGATAATATTGGTTTAATATTTCTTGAGGAAGATGCAGAAAGAACTTTACAAGGTGTGTTGGGTATACATACTAATAAACAATTACATCTTGATGAAGTATGGGAAAAAGAAAATATTGAAGACTTAAACAAAGTTGTTGATGAGTTTGATAGTGACAGATTAACTATCTATAATAATTCATTTGGCTCTCTGAGTGATGAACAAATTATGTCTCGTATACGTTTTATGGCTAAAGGTTGTGATTGTAAATGGATATTTGTTGACCACCTTAGTTTAATTATGTCAGCTCGTGAAGATAATAATGAAAGAAAAGCTATTGATTTATTAATGACTAAACTCAGAGGTCTTTGTCACGAAACAAAAGTAGGAATGTTTTTAGTTTCACATCTAAGAAGACTTGATAATGACAAGGGACACGAAGAAGGTAAACAAGTTTCTCTTTCTCATTTGAGAGGTTCACATGCCATTGCTCAGTTATCTGATGCAGTAATTGGTATGGAAAGAAACCAACAAGAAGAAGATGAAGTATCAGCTAACACTTCAATCATTAGAGTATTGAAGAATAGATATGCAGGTATTACTGGTATTGCTTCTTATCTTTTATGGTCAAAAGAAAATGGTCGTATGACTGAAATAGAAAACCCTTTCAAGGAAAAAAATAATGACAATGAAACCAACTAAAGATAATAGAAAAAAGTTTGACCTTGACTTAGCTTATGGACAGGTCAGAGAAGATGCCATAAAAGATATGCTTCAAGATAAAAAGATTGAAGTAAAATCTGAACGTGATGTATGGCAAAAGACTGGTAACATTGCGATTGAATATGAAAGTTATGGTAAACCTTCAGGTATCAATGCAACTGAAGCTGACTACTGGTTTCATAATCTTTGTGTGGGTGAAGATGTTTATGCTACGTTAGTATTTAAAACTGACAGTCTGAAAAAGATTATTAATTCTTTAGACAGAAAAGTTTCAGTAAGTGGTGGAGACCATAATGCTTCAAAGATGTACCTAATTAATTTACAAAAACTATTTGCAATACAAACCATAAAAGATTATATTCAGATTAAATGAGAACAGTATTAGATATTGAAACTGATTCACTTGATGCAAAGAATATTCATTGTGTTGTTGCTAAGAACATTGATGAAAATAAAACCTATTCATTTGTAGGTGAAGATTGTTATACGAAACTACCTAACTTTATTAACAATCACTGTAAAGAAATCATAATGCATAATGGTGTTTCATTTGACGCACCAGTTCTAAATAGATTACTCAATACAAAAATAACCATTGGACAAATAACTGATACATTAATCATGTCACAGTTGTACAATCCTGAAAGAGATAAAGGTCATTCACTTGATTCCTGGGGTGAACGTATTGGTTTAAATAAAATTGAGTTCAATAACTTCTCACAGTTTAGTCAAGAGATGTTAACGTATTGTAAAAGAGATGTTGATGTAACTCACCAAGTTTATAAAAGATTAATTGTTGAAGGTAAAAACTTTTCTAAAAAATCTTTAAGACTTGAACATGATGTACGTTCAATTATAACTAAACAAGAAGCCAATGGTTTTTATTTAGACCAAAGAAAAGCAAGTAACCTATATGCTATGCTTGAAGATAAAGCTGAACAGTTAGAAAAAGAAGTACATAAAACTTTTCCACCATTAAAGATTGAAGAAGAATTTATTCCTAAAGTAAATAATAAATCTCGTGGTTATGTAAAGGGTGTGCCTTTTACTAAAGTTAGTCATCAAGAATTTAATCTTGCATCTCGTAAACAAATAGCTGAACGACTTATGAAGTTAGGTTGGAAACCAAATAAGTTTACTGATAAAGGTTCACCTATTGTAGATGAAGGTGTGTTGTCAAAGATAGATAACATAGCTGAAGCTAAATTAATTTCTGAATATTTATTATTAAAAAAGAGAACGTCACAAATAACTTCATGGTTAGATGTTGTGAATGAAACTACTGGCAGAGTTCATGGACGTGTTCTTACTTTACGTTGTGTGTCAGGTAGAATGAGTCACCACTCACCAAACATGGCTCAAGTTCCTGCAGTTTATTCACCTTATGGTAAAGAGTGTAGAGAGGTATGGACTACAGATAAACCTGATACTCATGTTATCTTTGGTACTGATGCTTCAGGACTAGAGTTAAGAATGTTAGCACATTATATTGATACACCTGAGTACACAAATGAAATATTAAATGGAGATATTCATACAAGAAATATGAATATGGCAGGACTTACAAATAGAGACCAAGCTAAAACTTTTATCTATGCTTTTTTATTTGGAGCAGGTGCAAAAAAGATTGGGCAAATAGTTGGCTCAAAAGATATGGCAGTTGGTAAAAAACTTATTGATAAATTTTTATCTGAGTTACCAAAGTTAAAACATTTTAGAAATCAAGTAGAGGAAGCTTCAACTATGGGTAAGGTAAGGGGTTTAGATGGTAGACTATTTAATGTACGTTCACCACATAAAGCAGTCAATACAATTGTTCAAGGTGCAGGAGCAATAGCTTGTAAAGTTTGGTTAAGACAAATGATAAACTTAATTAATAAATCAGGTATTGATTCTAAACTTGTAGCTTCAATACATGATGAGTACCAATTTGAAGTACATAAAAAAGATGTAGAAGAAATGGGTAGAATTGTAAAGACTGCTATTAAAAATACTACTGAAGAGTTAACTCTGAAATGCCCACTGGATGCAGAGTTTAAGACTGGTTTAAGTTGGGCAGATACACACTAATTGAAAGGAGAAATAAATGTAAAAAGTTCTTGACAATGTTATCATAATGGAATATAATTAGTATTTAAAATAAGTCATATTCAAATGACAATTATGAAAGGAGTATGAAAATGACTGTAATAAATGGAAAATCTTACTGGGCACAAGTTGTAGCACCTAGCACTAAGTTTGATGAAGGTGGAGTGTACAGTATAGATGTATCAGTTGATGCTGAAAATAAAAAGAAAGCTGAAGCTGATGGACTAACTATCAAAAACAAAGGAGACGAAAGAGGAGACTTTGTTAGCATTAAGAGAAAAGCTACTCGCAAAGATGGTACTCAAAACAGAGCACCTGAAATCAAGGACAACATGAAACGTCCTTTGGAAGGGGTTCTTATTGGTAATGGTTCTACAGTAAATGTTCTTTATAGAATGTACGATTGGAAGTGGGGAGGTAACTCAGGTAAGAGTGCTGAACTACAAGCCATTCAAGTTGTTGACTTAGTTCCTTATGTTGACAAAGAAGTTGACGAAGCTTTCCAGGAAATTCCTAAAGAAGGTGATGAGTCTAATGACTTTGCTACAAACGTAGCTTAACAATAAATAAATAGAGGGGGACGTGGCTAATAACTACGTCCCTTTTTTTGTCTAATGAAAAAAATTGATACTCTAGTTAAAGACATGTATGATGCTATCTCTGAAGGTAAACAACCATCAATGAAAGATGTTGAATCATTTGCAGAAAATATTAAAATAAATATCATGTCGTTATTTGACAAACATTCTGAGAATAATAATTTAAGAATGTCTCAGATTG